ATATATTCGATTATATGAATAATAATATAGTATTCGAGGACAATATAGAAAAACATAAAGTGTGTAGTTTGGTGGCTCGATACACATTGGGATATCAAATCGAATATTGTCTTCGAACTACCGAAAGTTGTAATATCCAATGTGAAATTTAATACAAAAAGTCGGTATTTTTACGTGTTTTATTTAATGGTTTTTTTGATTTTTTTGTTCTCTTCTTTCCTTTTCTGGAATGTTTTGATTTGGTGATTTTTCCACTAGCAGGATTGTATTTTAAAAACCATTCTTTATATTCTTGGGTGTCTTTTTTATTGACTAAGCGTTTAAATGCTTCGGCTTTGTCTTCGCGTATTTCTTCAATACTCTTCTGTTTACCATAGCAATGAATGGAAAAACGTTTTAATAATCCTTTACTCGATAAACGATTTTTAGCTTCTACATCAAATAAATATTTAACCATGCACAATAAACGTTCCTTATTATAGTGTTGTAATTTGGCATACATAAATGCCAAATAAAAGGTCATTATTGTATCAATAGTGGCAATCTTTATTTTTTGATTATTTATTAATATTTTATTGTAACTATGGCACGCAACGGGTTTATAAACAAATAATACTTTTTCTCCGTTTACTTGGAGTTCAAAATGTTCGGATATCATTTCATCGACAGCTTCGTGTTTAATTATTTTTGCATTTTTGAAACCCTTCTGAATAAGGTGTTCTTTTAAAAAGTTGATCGTCTTTTCTGGTTCATTTGCTAATACATCAAAATCAGGAATTCGCTTTACTACTGTAGTTGAATTATCCATATAACGAGAAAACAATGATGTAGCATAGCCACCGAAAAACACGACTTGTTGCCCAACAAGATTATCGCGAATAATATCGTGTAAAAGTTCTCCATTTTCTTTAAAAGATTTCATTTTCCTTTGAAATTCAATGGTACTACAAGATATATTAGGTTTCATAGGATAATATTTTGTTAATAAAATCAAACGTTTGAGAACCTTTTCCCAACGAGAAACGTCTCCCATGGGTCTGGACAATTCTAAATACATATTCATTCTAAGAAAATCAGCAGGACAATAAGATATACCCATAATAGTAATGGCATCTTTTGAAATGGCCTCAAACAAACCCTTGTGTATTTGAGTAATATCTGCAATGGGAATAAAATTGACATATACTTTAAACGTGCCTTTATGAACACCTGATTTTGCTTCAACATCATTATAGCCCAATTTATAATAAATATTTGCTAATTCAATTGCATCTTCTAAAGCATTTGGACTATAAAAATCATAATCGGGTATTTCAATATCTCTATCATAAAATTGGGCATCGGGGGGTAATATGTTATTGATTGCGGTACCGCCATAACAAACTAATTTTTTACGTTTTAAAAAATCTTCGACAACTTTAATAATAGAATTAATATTTTCGCTATTTACCATTTTTTTCTTTTGTATGGTTTCACTTTCGTCAACTGCTTGACGCAAAATAGCTAATTCACATTCTTGATATGACATTTTGTTATTACAAAGTTCGTTGTTATATTTTCTTATTTCTTTGTTCATAATTATATACAATAGTTATATAATTATTGTTGAATACGTTTAATAAACGCTAATGCTATGTAATAAGGAATAAATGCTGATTTGTGTTGTGCAAAAAACTGTTCACATATATCTAATTGTTCGTCGCGCATATAATATCGATAGCATAACATTTGTACATTATAGTTATCTGTATATGTATAAATATTTGGGTGTGCAACATCACTGGATGTAAAAACATTATCTTCGATTTCAGAGCTAAAATATTCAGGCACAGCAATAGTTATTTTATCAACATCTACACTATTATCTTCCATAACAGTAAGTATTTTGCCTTTTTTAGATTCTAAAAATTCTAAATATTTTCTTTTTGTGGATATTTTTGAATTCGATGTTAAATTTACATATTTTGTTAAATCATAACATGTTTCACTGTTTGGATTTTCACAAGCACTTAGTTCTTTGTATTGTGGGTGAATGTCGTTGTCAAAAATAATAACTGCCTTGCCCATCACATCATTGAATGTTGTATTTGGATTTAATTCCTGTTTATATAAACGGTAGTTTAATGCCACATCAATTGACTTTGCGATTTCGGTGTAAACACGTTTATTATCGCTTTTAACGCGAAGTTGAATAAAAATAGGATCACTGGGACAGGGTGATGGATTTGTAAAAGCAAAACTATTTACCGCGGTTAATATATCGGTCAATAATATTTTATTATCTGTATCCAATAATGTATATTGTGGATCGGTTGTTAATGCAACATAGGGTTTATCTTCTATAAAAACCACTTCAAAATCGAGAAAACGGCATCCACGGGATAAAACAAAGCGTAACATATCAATACTAACAAATTTACCACTAATAGCACTGTTATAGCTGGATTTGACAATATATTGATTTATTGGCATCATAATATCCCCATTAAAATTGGTAATACCATGATTCGTATTGTATTTTATGTCTTTATATTCTCCGGATGGAGTTTTCATAATAAAAGATTCTCTTGTAGAGACATATTTTAAATATAAATCATTTAACACGTAAAGTAGAATAAATGTAGTAATTGTTAATATGATGATTTTATAATATTCCATATTTAATATATAAATATATTATAAAATAAAACTATATAATATATGGCTGGAGGATTACTAAATTTCAAGGCAGAAGGAGCAAATAATATAATATTAAATGGAAATCCAAGTAAAACATTTTTCAAAGTTGCATATTCAAAATATAGTAATTTTGGATTACAGAAGTTTCGCATTGATTATGATGGTTTACGTGAATTGCGTCCATTTGAGGAATCGAAATTTACATTTAAAATACCACGATATGCTGATTTATTAATGGATACTTATTTATCGGTTACATTACCCAATATATGGAGCCCAATATATCATCCCAGCGTGGATACGAATCAGAAATGGTCACCCTACGAATTTAAATGGATTAGAAAAATAGGTGTTCATATGATAAAGGAGGTAGTCATATCTTGTGGTTCTCAAACATTACAAAAATATAGTGGAGAATATTTGGATGCTTTGGTAGAAAGAGATTTTAGTGCTGAAAAAAAGGATTTATTTAATGTAATGAGTGGAAATGTACCTGAATTATATGATCCGGCAAATGTAAATGGACGTGCCAATACATATCCATCGGCATTTTATACCGGAAACACTGCAGTGGGTTCTGAACCATCAATACGTGGTAAAACGCTATATATACCATTAAATACATGGTTTTCTTTAGATAGCAAATGTCCATTACCGCTAATAAGTTTGCAATATAATCAAATAGAAATAAGTGTCACAATGCGCCCAATACAAGAATTGTTTCAAGTGCGTGATGTATTCGACGCAACCTTTAATTATCCATACGTAAAACCCGATTTAAATGAGAATCGTTTTCAAATATATCGCTTTTTGCAAACACCCCCGAATGTATTTTTAGATTCGGCGAATTATGGTAATAAAATAAACACTTGGAATGCCGATATACATTTAATGTCTACATATTGTTTTCTATCAAAACAGGAGCAACAGAAATTCGCATTAGAAGATCAGGTATATTTAATCAAAGAAGTGCACGAACATAGTTATGAAAATGTTACGGGAACGCGAAAATTAAAAGTACAAACAAATGGTATGGTATCAAATTGGATGTGGTTTATGCGTCGCAATGACGTACATTTAAGAAATGAATGGTCTAATTATACCAATTGGCCTTATTTTACACAACCGGGGGACATTGAATTAGCGCCTCGTGATATTGAAACTTTAATACCAGTAAATAGTATTCCTCAAAATTATGGTCCAGCAATTGATCCAGCGGATGGGCGTAATACAGGTTATTATGTAACGGGTACTTTTAAATCTGTAAATAGAAAGGAAATATTGGAAACATTTGGCATATTAATGAATGGGGATTACCGAGAAAATATGCAAAACAGAGGTGTATTTGATTATGTTGAAAAATATGTTCGCACGGGTGGTTCGGCAGAAGAGGGATTATATTGTTATAATTTTTGTTTAAATACAAATCCTTATGATTATCAACCTTCTGGAGCTTTTAATATGAGTAATATTAAAACAATTGAGATAGAATTAACCACACACGTACCTGATATTGATTTAGTAAATTCTCGTTATGATGTAATATGTGATTTAGATGGTAATCCTATTGGAACACGTAAATCGAGTTATCAACTGTATGATTATAATTATAATCTAACATTGTTTGAGGAACGATACAATGTATTATCGTTTATGGGTGGTAATTGTGGTTTAATGTATGCCCGTTAGTTTGCATTTATTTTTATATGATTTATATATAAATGAATGATAATAATATAGTTTGGAAACATTTAAAAAAATATGATAAAGAAGGTTTTCAAAATGATGCATTGGTTGATAAATTAAAAAGGATAAAACTTAAAAAGGATAAATCGTTTGAAAACTTTACAAATAGCGAAAATTTTGAAAATATTCATGAACATAAAGAAAAAAAGAAATTAAAAGGAGGGGAAAAGAAAAGGAAAAAGAAAAAATCAGTAGAGGGATTTGGTCCACGTCCAATGGTTGCTCGCATACCACCTTATGAAGCAGACGAAGACGAAGATTACGAAGGGGGTGATGATAAACACTTTGATGAAGCATATAGTGAATCAAGTAAAGGAATGAGCAAAATTACTATTTTTGATTTACGTGATGGTTTAGTTGATTTTATTGAATTTATATTTGAGATTTTTAATTTTATGATTGGATTTATTGCGTTTGGTATTGTTAGGACGTTTAGTACACATCCTCCGCAAAAAGTAAAATTTAACAAAAAGAAAAAAGAGAAGGAAAACAATAGTGTAACAGAGGATGAAGATGATGCTCATTTTGAAGAAGCATTAAAATACGAACAAGAACGCGAAGATGACGAATATTTTTACATACGTGCAAAAAATAAAATGGGTTACTATGATTTCGGCATCTTTTTAAAGGACATCAAATATTTATTAACGGGTAAAATTGGCACAGAGGAATTTGTAAATGATGTAAATTACGTAAAAAATAAATTGAAAACAATGTTTTGTTTGATGTTTTCTTTTGTATTTACTTATTTAATTTATTTTGTAACGTTTTATAGTGAATATAATAGTAGCAAGTTAAACGGACAAGGAGTATTAAATATTTTTGAAAAAAATGTAGAAGGTAAATTTATTCCGAAAAAAAAACCCAAATTAGACGAAAAAGGTAATCCATTAAAAGATAGTGATGATAATATCATAATGTCGAATGATAATGATTATGGAGATCGTGTTAATTTTGACCCATTTATTAATTTAGACGGATTAGTAAATATGTTCTGTGATGTTCCAAGCTCAGAAAAAATGTCTGGTGGAAATGATGGAGGAATGGATATGAATGCTATGAAGGATGGAGCAAGTCAAACTTTATCAAAAGGTTTTGAATATATAAAAACGTTCTTTATAACAATTATTTATTTTATATTATTGGGACCGGTTAAGGCGTGTGAATATATACATTGGCTTTTATTGGTATATATACCTAATGTATTTTTGGGAAATATTGGTGTATTACCATTTGGAGAAGCAAGTAAAGGTCCATCAAAGTTTCCTATTTCACGTACTATTGCTGAATATTGTTATTCAAATGCCACTCTATTTATTATTTTGTTCTTTTTAATATTTGATCTTATTTATTGGTCTGGAGAATCCATTAAAGATACATTTATTGGTGGATTAAAAGGAGAATTTCCTGCAAATATGCTAGGATTATACATATTGGGGGTAATTATATCAATATTAATTGAATATATTATGGGTATTTTTGAAAAAGTAAAAGGTAAAATTAACAAAAATGATATACTTAATGGCGGTCATGGAGTACAAACTGGAGGATTTGATATTGGAAAAATAATGAAAAATTTTACAAAACAAGAACCAGACATAACAAAACAAGAACCAAACATACAACCAGTACCGCAGCAAAAAACCACCGAAAGTCCAATGCAAGAACAATGCACTGCGGCACATTTGGATGAAGTCGTACCCAAGACACCATTTTGGGTACCAGAAACACCAGAGTGGGGGAAAGCTTTACCTGGTTCTCTCTTTTGGTTGGGATTTATGCTTATTGTAAATATAATCATATTAATGATTGTTTTATTTACTTTGTTTGTAGTAACACCATTTACTTTAATAATGTATTTGGTTTCCATACCATTTAGTGTATTATTTAAAACGCTTCCATTAGAAAGCGATAACATCTTTCGTGTTATTGCAAAGTATATATTACCTATTTTTGGAAAAACAAAACTGCAAGAACGTATAGATACATATTGTGAATTAAAACGTGACGAAACATTTGAATTGAAATATCAAAATGTTATTGACAAATTAATGGATAATAATTAAAAAAAATCAAATAATTTAATATGTTTATATAGTAAATTATGAATGAAGTTAAAATAAGAGATAAATTGAAATACTATAATATGATAAAAACGGATGATGTAAGAAAACACGAAGACAAAGAACAGAATTCAACTGGTGTAAATAAATTTTTTTCATCCATATCTAATGCCTTATTTAGATATTTTAAATATTTTATTGTATTCTTTTTTTGTTATTATACGATTCAGGAATGTCAAAATGGGTCTATAAAAAACGATTTACTTGCTAAAATAATTATTAATTTATTGTCAGGTATTATTTTTATTACTGTAGTATTAGCGTTAAAAAAATATAGTTCATCTGAATACTTTAAGATAGAGACATTTTTATTACTTTTAGGAGTAAAAGAAGATTCTTCTATTTACCAAAACATATCGAATAATAGTGTAGGAGGTGATGCAGACAACTATTTAAATGAATATAAAAAAGCATTAAATAAAAAGTGTTATAAAGAATTAAGCGATGAAATAAATAGTTATTTGAATTTTATACCATCAAAAATGAATAATTATCTAAAATTTTGGTTTAGTTGGCGCGCCGAGAAATGGAATAACTTAATAAAAGATATATTATTATCTGTGAATCAAGAACAAGCAATAAGATGTTTAGTACGTAATAAAAACGATACCTGGAGTTCTGCAATTTATAAAGATGGAAAAATTACACAAGATGACATTTATAACCAAGGCACTGTAGATGTTAATACAATTGGTAATATTAATATTGGAAAAAATACAGACAATATAATATGGCCATTTGGTGGGAATAATCTGTATGAATTAAGTTCATTAAAAAACTTTATTAAAGAAGATAGACATAGTAGTGATAACTACACAGTAGAAAGTAATGTAGTTTTAAATGATATATTAAGAAAAGCTATTTATGCAACAAAAATACAATCTAGATTTAATGGTCACAAATCATTAAGATGTGAAAATTTTGAATCTTATAAAGAATTATTTGAAGTGGGAAGTAGTGTTCAAACACGATATAATCAAGACGTTGTTTCTGAAGATCCTTCGTGCAAAGAATTAGAAATTCAAGCAGATACAGGATTTTTTGGAACTATGGGACAAAATATAGGTTCTACGTTTGGAAATATCGGAAAAAATATAGGTTCTACTTTTGATAATATCGGAAAAAATATAGGTTCTACTTTTGGAAATATCGGAAAAAATATAGGTTCTACCGTCGAAAATATATCAAACAACCAAATTGATAAAATGGTTGAACCACTTATTTCTAAAATGAATACAATGCTTGAAAAAAAATCCAATCCCGAAGAATTAAGTAAAGAATTAAGTAAAGAAATAAGTAAAAAAATAACAACTCCAATGAGAGTATTCTTAAAAACCGTTGATTCTGGATTATACAATAAACTAACATCTGGAAAAAAAGAGGATTTAACAGAAGGTTTAAAATTAGTAAATAATAAATTGGATTTATTACCTCCTAACAGTGTAGTATCAGAGTCAGGAAAAAAAATGATTTCAACGGCATTAAATAAATTAAAATAAAATAATTCATCAATATCTAGAGCGGTAGCAGATGTTGCTTCAACAGCATCAAATATAGTTTCTTCGATAGCGTCAGCGTAGATTTTGTCATTATATATTTGACTATTTCATATATATAACACATAATAAGCAAATCGTTCAAAATAAATATAAATATATATTTTTATATATTTATATATGCCCGGTAAAAAAAAGTACTATCCATTTGTAAGTGTATGTACGCCAACATTTAATCGTAGGCCATTTATTGAAAACATGATCCGTTGTTATAAAAATCAAACATATCCAAAAAATCGTATGGAATGGATTATTGTAGATGACGGCACAGATAATATTCAGGATATACTTTCAAGGGAAAAAATTACAAATCTCAAATATTTTGCGGTTGAAAAAATGAATTTAGGAGCAAAGCGTAATTTTATGCATACCAAGACGAAGGGGTCATTTATAGTGTATATGGATGATGATGACTATTATCCTCCCGAACGTGTAGAGCACGCTGTGGAAACCTTACAAGGTGCTCCGCAGGCCTTATGTGCGGGTTCGAGTGAGATTTATATATATTTCAAGGCATTAAATAGAATGGTTCAGTGTGGTCCATATGGTCCAAACCATTCAACCGCAGGTACATTTGCATTCAAGAAGGAATTGTTAGAACAAACTCGTTATGAAGACGATGCTGCACTGGCAGAGGAACGAGCATTTTTGAAAGATTATACAATACCATTTGTGCAATTAGATCCGCTTAAAACCATTTTAGTATTTTCGCACGAACATAATACATTTGATAAACGTGAAATGTTAAAAAACCCACATCCTGATTTTATGAAGGATTCGCCCAAAACGGTGGATACATTTATTCGAAAATCATCAGAGGCGGATATAAAGAAGTTTTTTATGGAAGACATAGATGATTTATTGAATAATTATGATGCGGGATTGCCCAAAAATAAGCCGGAAGTATTAAAACAAACAGAAGAAATAAAGAAAAAAAGAGCAGAAATGGAAAAGCAACACGTAGAACAATTAAATAATCAACCCACGGGTATTGTAATGGATATGTCTGGCCAAGGACGTAAAGATTTGACGCGTGGAGAAATAGTAAACATTATTCAATCATTACAGGCACAAAACGCGAGTTTAATAGAGCAATTCAATAAAAAGCCAGCATTGATTGTGACACAAAATGGCGAAAACAAGGAACTTAACCAGCAGGATATTATTAATATAATATCCACACATCAACAAGAAAATGGTAAATTAAAACAACAATTGAGTGTGTTTCAAACGCAATTGCAAACGTTGGATCATTTGAAAACACAATTTGAAAATAAGTGTGGAATATTGAAAAATGAAAATGAAACATTAAAAGAAGAAAATAAGAAATACAAGGAAAACGAGGACCTTGTATCTGCTGATAAATATTACAAAATGGAAGGTGAGTACAATTCATTGTGTATAAAAAACAAAGAATTGGAATTAGAAATACTTAAATTAGAAGTGTCTAATAAAATAGAAGAACCATTGTCAACACCGAGCGTAAAGGCAAATATTGATCCTGACGCTTAATGATTTGGATATGTAAAATAATAATATAATAATTATATTATTATGATAATAGTTAGTCCATTAACTCAGTCGGGTCATCTTTTTTTATATTTTTATCCAAATATCGATATATCCGTTTTATATCCAAACGACATATATCATATTCTTCTAATCTTTTTTCCAGACGACTGAGATTTTCGTGTTTACTTACATCGCCATATTTCTTACGCATTTCCTGAAAAAAGGTAAACAAATCTTTTTTGTCCATCGACAATTTTAAACAAAGGTTTGTAATAAAAACGCTATTATTGTATTCAGTAGAATATTTGGTCAATACTTTTGTAAATCGTATATTATCAGTATATGGAATTTGTTTATGTTTGAAATTATCGTGATATAATTTATTATTATAAAAGGTTTTCATCAATGAACTCATTTCATTAAATTGCCAAATTTGGTATTGAAACGTAATGCGGTCAATATAATCCGCGTAGCAAATATTGTTTAATATTTTATTATAAAATTCAACACATTTATTTATATCTTTGTTTTTCGATATATTATCGATTACATTTTCGTGCCATAGCAATGCAACAATAGTGCGTTCGGTCTCATTCATAAATTGTATATGTTTGTCAATAGAAATATTGTTATTAAATAAATCGTGAGTAATTTTCTTTGCATCATCATTATAGTGTTTTTTTTGAAATATTTTATTGAAACTCGTCTCATTCATTAATGCACTATTGTTTGTATAAATTTGTTTAAACATTTTCATTTTTCGTAAATCTTGTTGAATATAATTCAATGCGGTTTTTTTCATATTATCTGTAAACGTTTTATATTCGGGTATTTCTTTTTTCAAATAACTATTTATTTGATTAGTAGAGGGTTGTTTTAATTCAAAAATATTACATACTTTCATTAATTCTTTGATTTTTTTATCCATAAAATAGTTACCAATACAAATAATAGGTATGTTTGTTTTTTGTTCGCCTTTTTGTTTTTTTGTTTTCTTTTGACGTATTAATTTGATTAATGAACTAATACCACCTTTATCCCCACTATTCATGCCGTCGATTTCATCCATTACAATAACGATTTTACGTTTAACACCACGCATCATATCCAAAACATTTTGGCTGGCCACATGATCGGATGTTAATGATTCAATTAAATTTTTATTTCTTATATCTCCGGCATCATATTTTATCATATCGTGATTCAAATCTTTAATAATTTTTTCGACAAAGGATGTTTTACCACAACCAGGAGCACCATAAATGTAAATCCCTTTTTTATGATTTACATCTTCACAAATGCTATCAAAATTTAAAATAATATCTTTAATTTGACTGGTTATTTGTTGGCGTTCATTTAATACCATTTACTATATTAAATGAATTTATTTTTATGCAGTTTTAAACGAATATTTATTTACCAAACGCACTGAAATCGGATGTACGAGCAACAAAATTACTTGGTTTTGCGGGAAGAGCACCATAGTAATCATAATTAGACACACTGTTTTCATAAGAAACGCGGGAATCGGGTCCAAATTGTGGAACATTAACATCACCTTGTGCGGGTGCACCATAACTGGAACCACCTGGTCCTCCATAAGAAGAACGACCAAATGAAGTATTCATTTGATTATGTTGACCGGGTTGAGTAGCACCTGAACCCAAATTTTTAATACCACCGTATAAATCTTGTGCTACGGTGGAAATACCTTGTCCAACGGTAGAAACAGCAGTTCCAGCACCCGAGACAATATTACCCGCGGCATCATATACATCTCCTCCGACGGTTTGTGCGGTAGAACCAGCGGTGGAAATTAAATTACCTGCACCGTCATATAAATCAGTACCTACTCTTTGTGCTGTATTTCCTACAGTTGATACAACATTTCCGGTTGTATTATAAATATCTTTTGATGCTGTTTCAACACTAGTTCCTATTTTATTCAAAGCAGTACCTGTACTATCTACTGTTTTTTCAATCACTTCGCCTGTTGTATCAATTGTTTTTACAACAATATTACCAGTACTATCTATAATTTTAATAATAGCATTTCCGGCACTATCAATAGTTCTAATAATGACATTACCATTTTCATCGGTTGTTCTAGAAGAAGTAGAATCACCAGTTAATGAAACGCCATTGGCATTTGTTGTACCAGAACCGCCGTTACCACCACAAGTAGTACACACACTATTGCAATCTCCAGCACAACTAGGACATGTTGGGCAAACGGGTGGGACTATTTCTGTTTTCAAAATGTAATCACTAGATGTGTTTGATGATGCGGAAGAAGGAAGTGTAATACCATTAGCATTAAGTTGATTGTAAATATCAACAAATCGGGCATAATCTGTTAAGAAATTTCCGGAAGTATCAGTTGCGGAACTGCTGGTTTCCGATGTGGTAGTAGAACCAGTCGTTTCAGTACTTGTTGTTTTCTTAAAATACAATGAGCTTCCCAAATTAAAGGTTGGATCGAGCATCATACAATAAGCACCAGATGGAGTAAATGCAACAATTCCGGGTTTAGCTCCTAAATGTTTTACAAACAAATTTACGGACAAGGTGGTTGTTTTTGTAATCAAACTTTCATCGTGACTAGCGTCATCGCTAATAGTAAATTCTTTTCCATCAATAGTAGATACTTCAAGTTTGGTTTCTGTCGATACCTTAATCAAATTGTAATTGGACATATCAAGATAAAGTTCTCCATAAACGATTTCAGAAAGTAATTTGTTTGAACTATAAAGAGGTAAAATAGTTCCGCTCAATGGTTCCATTCCTTCACCTCCACTTGCACTGGTATATGTTGGGGAAGGGGTAATAAGTGCGTTTAAAGATTTATGTTCAAAAAGACCATTTTTATTAAATAAGTAAGTAATAATGTGTTTTGGAGAAGCGGGAGCAGGGTCTACAATGTGTATTAATGTTTCTTCATTTTGTTCGTGAACACATACAACGTATTTTGAATGGTCCAATGTAGTAACAAAACTGTAAAACTTGTTTGAACCATCAATGAACGTTTTCAAACTATCGCGGCCTTCTGCAGTATTCGGTACATATGCACCTGTATCTGTATCAGTATCGGCCGGTAATGTTTTTGTTGTGGAACCATTATAAATAATATTAATGAAAGTGTATGCTTTTAACATTTCTTGCTTTTCTGTGTCTGATTTGTCTTCAAAATCACTTGCATCATATTCATTTGAAACAACTTCAATAAAGTTACGATTTGACTTATCAAAATACAAGTTATCGTACAATTTTGTAACGGCTTTATCACCATCATAAGTTAATATTGTATAATTTTGACCTTTATTTGTTTCGTTATCTGTATAATTGTATGTTGAAAATCCCTCTGGTGTTTTTTGGTTGATAAAGAGAGATATAACTAAAACAACTACAATTACCAATAACAATAAAATCGGTGTTAAACTAAATTTCATTTTAATATATTATATTGCTATAAAAAAAGATACACGTTAAAAATTGATTTATACAACAT